TTTTTATTAGAGTTTTTTTGTAACAAGGTGAAACAGTTGTTACACGCTTGTTTATATTGAAGTTTTAATTATGGACAAAAGTTAATGTTATTATTTTGCCGTTTGGGCTATCCCGTCATTGTGTTTAATGGCTGTAGGGGGCTGAAAATGAAACAGGGCGACATCATGTGCAACGAACTACGAGAACTCATCTCAACGCTGGCGTTTTGGGAAAATCGGAAATTGTTCATTAGTTCGGCTTTTAATTGTTACCATAAGTTAATTTGACTATATTGACATAACGGGTCAATAATTAAGCCACCCACACCAAAACAGGAAAGCGTCATGAAAAAGAAAACATCCTTCGTAACCAAGTTCCTCACTTACTTATTCCTTATGTTCTTTGGCTTTATGGTATACATCGTTATCGTTGCAGGCGACTATAGCAGCGGCTATGATAACGTATACGTACAACGTCAATCCGAACCGGCAGCTAACCCATACGTTGCAGGCAGAATGTCTCAGAGAGACGTATGCCAGACCGCCGGTGCGTTGATCCGCCGCAACTTCGGTACTCACCTTAGCACGGCAAGGGCTGAATGCGCTGTTGAGTCTCTCGGCAATGATCGCGTTATGATCAGCAGCGGTTATTGGATTCAAGGTTATCCACAGAATGAAATACGCTACATGGCACAAGGTTATGTGAAAAATAACAGTACATTGGGTATAGAGTCCGTTTCGTTTGACGGCGGTTCAACTTTTGAACGGTTCTGATCCAACCTGAAAAAAAAACCGCTATCGTCATAGCGGTTTTTTTTTGTTTCTACCGTCCCAAACGCCGTTTGTGCCGTCGCCACGAAACCCAACCGAACAACCGCACACCGAAGTACATGATATACCGCCGATGCCACCACATCCCCGCATCGGCTAAATGCTCTAAAAACACCTTATCCGCCGTCTTACGGTCAACAGGCTGGTGAGCATAAAGGTAATCGTGAATAACCGCCTCCTTGTGCCCCCTGTTGCCTAGAATGAACCATACCAAAGGCAAGCGAGGTACTGATGCGTAATCGCTGTTGAATCCGGCGGGTACTTCAATGAATTCACCCATCACTTCGGAATAACGGATATACGGCTCTTTAAGCCGTACTGTCTTATCATCGACACGCTCTACCACCAACCGTCCGGTCATTACATTCTCCGCTGTGGCCTTTGCTGTTGCTGTTGGGAATAAAACTCATTCTTGATGCGCTCATAATCCGCAGGGCTTTCACGCCGCAATGTCGATAGTTCCGCGCTGCTCATCTGATCAAACTTCTTAGCCGTTGCGATTGACGACGTGTTGACACTGCCTCCACCACTCGCCCGACTGCCTAAAAGAATCGGCGCAAAGGCCGGATTGCTAGCGACCTCTTTACGTAAGTCATCAATCGTCATTGCGCTGGGTTTGCCGTCTTTGCCAAGCACTCTAACCTTAGCCACACCTTCCACAATCTCAGTTTTAAGGCGGGCATTGATATGCGGCAACAACACTTCACTCGATCCGGGAATTGAGAGTTCATTGGCCATTTTCATCGCTTCGGCACCGGCGGTCATTTCCCCAATCATCTGCCGGTACATCTGAATATCGCTATTCAGCTCCTCTTCCCGAGTGGCGAGCTTTTCACCCCATGACTTTTCTATAGCCTCAATGTCGCCTGATTTCTTAGCGGCTTCAATGGCCGCTTGTTCAGCCGCCCGCTTGGCCTTAATGCGAGCTTGATGGAGTTCATCATTCTTAGCTTTCAGCTTTTCTAGCTGGCTTTTTAGGTTCTCATATTCAGTATGATCAACCTGCGAATGGTTTTCGTTAGACTCTTCAACGCCTTCCTCTTCTGACATATCGTTATCGTCATTAACGTCCTGCTGATCCGGCAAGTCTAAAACGTCTTGTTCAGCCATATTATCAATCCTCTGTCAGTTCAAAGATTGGCGCGTTCAAACGCCGTTGGTTCAATCGCCCGCATCTCGTCTAAAGTCAACGGATTAAAGCGTTTGTCAAGTTGAAGTTCTCTAAAGCGTTCCGCCGTTAAGCCCCCGTCGCGAAATAGCTTAGCCCGACGTTCACCCAGCGCATTATCCTGGAACGCTTTGGGCTGTCGTTTAAGCCAAGTGTAGTAGGTTTCATCCGCCGGTACGTTATTGATCTTACGGCCATCCTGACTATCTCTAGCCGCCCGCGTAGCCCCTTCGTCTAAAAGCTTAAAGCGGTCATCTAAAACCGGCACTATGGTACTACGGCAATTAACATGAGCCGGTGGCCTAGGACCTTTATCAATATCGAACTCTTGCCCGTCGAGGCTTTTGCACAACGTTGTTGTTCTGGAATCTAGGGTACTGACCCATCTTACTTTTTTAACAATGTCCTTATTCCTGTCCCAAACCTTTTCCCGCGCTTGAACGGCGCTGTGCTGTATTGCGGTACGGACAAAGCCCTCAGCGGCGCGTCGGCTTGTTGCCACAATGCCATCGGTATAGCCTGACGCTTTTGTGCCCACAATACTACGCACAACGGATGCTGTTGTGTCGCCTTGGAAATAGCCCAATCTAACCGTATTGACAATACGGTTGGTTTCCTGCTCTGTCCAGTCTTTGTAGAAGGCCGGTAGCAGTTTACCGCCGTTAGCCCCTTGAACCGATAGCGGATTGGTCATAACCGCCGCACTGATTTGATCGAAGTTGGGTTGCTTAAAGGTATGATCTGCTACATCGCCCAATGCCTTTAACTCAAACTCGGCTTCATAAGCCATAATGTTATTGAGCGATTCATTCCAACTGCTTTCAAACAGTAGCAGGTCTTTGTCGATTAGCTTTCGCAGTGTAGCCATATACTGAGTTAATTGGCGGCTTGTCCATTCGTTAATCGGCGCTTTGTCGTTGAGATAGCCGCGTATTGTTTGGCTGATCCGGTCAAACGTTTTTAACGCCTCTTTAGCCTCATGACTTTTAAGCCGTTCCAAGTACACGGCGTGACGGGTTGTAATGTCAATAAGCTGTTGGGGTGTTGTTGCCATAGTTCAGCTCAGTGAGTTCATCCATATAATCATCGTTTGGCTTTTCCGCATTGAACAATTCCCGTTGCTTCATATAGTGGATATAATCGTTAGCCGGTATCACCCCTTGCAAGTAGCCTGCAATCACTTCTTTGAGTTCATTCACGTCAACGTTAGGCCGCACAAAGTCCCTATTGATTTCATAGCCTTCATCCTCTGCCATCTCAACGCCCATATACCGGGCTGTCCATTCCAACGCCCTGTTGTACGCTTCGCTAATATTAGCCGCTGTTAACGACAATACGGAATGCTGAGCCTCCCTTTCACCTTCGACCTGCGTTGCGGTTTTTGCCACAGTTGAAGGTGCGATAAGCCTTGCGCCCATAGCAATCATCATATCGAGTTTATCCAGCATGGCCTGACGTACTACAGGGTTAGGTGTCGCTTGCGCAATGCCCATTGATCCGCCTTCGGGCACGCCAATTACTTCCCTTGAGCCAAAGTACATATTGTTATCCTGCATAAAATCCACATGCGATTGAGTAATGCCGCTCATCCAAGGTTGCGGTTGGCCTGCATAAAATACCGAGTCTTCCCAGTCGGCGCTATTGCGGTAGTGAGCAATATTCTGATTGACCAAAGGCAAAAGGAACGGATCATCAACACGATGATCGTTATTTTCTGATCCAACAAACGCGAATGGGATTTCGTTCCATACGTTACCTTGCGCATCGGTTGGCGTCACTTCACTCAATAGCTTCCAATTGCCGCCGCGCTTTTCCCAGACCTTTTCTTTGTATATATCATTTTCATCAAGATACAATTCCCTAACCTTCTCAACAACCTCATGATCATAGCTATCATGTTTTAACTGCATTTCCGCCTCTCTGATAACAACCAATGATAGCTTCAATCGTGAGCCGTAAGATCGCGTGTTCCAGTTGACGATGGATTGCGGGGATACACGATTGATCGTAGCGACCTTTTCCAGATTCATCACCTGTTCTTTTGTCACTACCCCTTCCGTTGGCGGATGCGACACGTATAAGCCAGCACGGCTATAACGCAGTACATCATGCGCTAATCCTTGCGACTGTTGGTAGATGCTATTCCCTTCACCGTCGCAGTTTTCACCAACATACTCTAATGAAACTGGAACGGATAGGCTTGGCCATTTACGGAATAGCGTACCTAGCAGCCCATTAACAGTTTGACCCGCAATGGCGTAAAATACAGCACGATCTCGATACGCTTTACGCCGCGCTTCCATCACTTCAGAGCGGTCATGTTCATTGAGCGGTATCAGGAAACGATCCACCCTTCTACTATCACATATATCCCTGATCTTATTCCATTCGTTAATGTAAAAGTCATATTCGGGATGTGTTGAATCTATTGACATGAGTCTGTACTCAAATTGATGTTCTTAAGCCGGTATATATCACACTACGCCGTATGCCGAATTGACGATCTAAAAAATAACCTGCGGCATCTGCCCAGTCGTCAATGGATGGATGATCGTTAAACTTTTCCGGCTCCCCTTTATCGGTATAGCCTTGTTGTTCTAGCGCATGGGTGAAATGTGGGCACTTGACCGTATTGACCAGCAGGCGATTGTTGGCCAATAAGCCGTTAACTGTATTGATTCGATCTCGGGTTGGCGGGTTGGTTTTAGGATGATCCACTCTAAACCCTTCGGCAACAATAATCTGAATATCGGACTGCGAGGCGTTAGTTGACCGATTCTGACCGGACGAATCAGGATAAACCATTATTTTTCTGTTTTTATATCTATACTTAGCTAGCTTTACGCAAAAGTCACCCGTGTGTTGACTGACAAACTCATCAACCGCATAGACCATATCGCCTTGAACAATAAACAAAACGGCACACGTCCCGCCAATGTTAAAATCTAACCCAACGTTAAGTATGCCATCAAACCCAGCGATGGTTCGCTCAGTATGATGTGTTCTGCGATCAAAACAGTGATAGACTCGATTGCGAGACAGGCTAACAAACTCACCGGACAAATACATATCGGCCAATAGCGGATCGTAGTTAATCCGTATTTGATCTTCATAATCCGCCGGTAAAAAAGGATTGCTTGATGTCGGGGCTTTGATCAATTCGTGATTAGCTTTTGGTTGACCCCAGCGAGAATAAACAAAACCAGAATAGCCTTGGTCGGGCGTAGTTACACACCCAATCGTGTTGGCTTTATCGCTCGGTTGCCGATTGCGTTCTGAGACTTTACGCCAAACGTAGGCCGCCTTGGTTTTAGGCAGAGTATCCAATTCGTCAACAATCGAATGAGCGACTTCGTAGCTTACAATTCGGTTAGGATTGTCATAAGACCGGAATATAATATCGCCAAAACGCGGTACGCTGATGGTATACGTGCTGCGATTGACTTCATGCGGCAATCCTAGCGAAGTCAGTATATCCTCCGCCCCTACCATCGCCCTTAGCCGAATCAGATCATAGGTCGGCATATAATAAGCACAGTTAACCTTTTCCTCTAATAGGCGTAAGATAAGACGCACCAGACCGGCTT